GAGTATCCTGTCTTTCGTCAAACGGGGGATGACCTTGTTGAAGCGGGAGGCCAGCTTAGAAGCGCAGAAGAAGTGCAAAAGGGGTTTATCGAACAAAGAAACAACATTATTAAAAAGAAAAGGAACAAACTCACCCTTGCTACGTCTCAGCTTGGAAACGCAGGTAAGATGGCGGCTGGAGAAGGTAGTCCCACCGACGACTTTGAAGCTCTGATTCAAATGGTTTCGCCTGATTTTCTTGAGGACACCATGTTTCGGGCGATAAGATCTATTCAGGCGGAGAATCAGAACTACTCGCCTTCTTCTGATGAGATAGGTCAGATCATTACCCGCTCTATCAACTCGACTCCCGAACAGTTGGTGTCAGAAATCATAGAGGCGGCTAAGAAACGCGGCCAGAGTGTTCCCAGCACTTTACCGGTAGGTCAGCAACGGATCGCTTCTTTTGCCAGCAAGTATGCCACGCCCGCAGAAAAAACGATGCTTTTGGCTTCATCGCGCATACAGACCGACGCAGTCTTTACCTACAAGAATGGTTTTGAGAGTGTTTTCATGGACATGAGTCCGTCAGACACAGCCTTGCTTTCGCAAGACGAAGCATCGAGGATTGTTCGTGAGAACATGGCGAATGCAATGTCTGCCCCGCGTCGGCTTAAAGTCACGTCTGATATCCTCGAGCAAGATGGCACAAAGGTGGCAAACTTAGCGGGTGAGATAAACAGGGCTGTAGATAGGGTGGACGCAGCGAAAAAAGCCAAAACTAACGCTGCGACAGAATTCGAAAGCGCCTCCAAAAAACTTGTTCGCAACAATACAGCAATCACAGGCGTCATAGATAAAGCGTCCGGTGACGACACAAAAGGATTTTTCGAGTACGCGCAGAAAACTAACTTTTTGCCGCGTGAAGCCAACCCGGTCGACTCTGCTGGACGAGCACAACTTGTCCCCAACCAGCCGTTTGACACTCCGCTGCAAGCAGCGCGGCACAATATCTTGATGGCGGTTGATGACGCGGTAAACGAGGGCGTAGATCGGATTTACTTCCCCGACTACCGTGATCTTGCAGAGCTTCGAGAAGTAAACCCCGAGGGATTTTTCAAGACGGTGTATAAGGATGCACCGGAGAAGGTGATCAAAGAACTGAAGCAGAAGTTCCCGAACCTGAAGACGGGGCGGATTTCTCCCGATGAGTTTGTGGAGGATCATCTTGGCGAGATCGGAGATGAGGCACAGGTAACTCAACCGGTTCTGTATCTGGACCTCACCCCTGCCTCAATGGGACTGACGAGATCAGCGGTACGGCTGGGGATTCCCCGCCGCTACGCCAAGGGCGGGCCGGTAGACCTGCGCTCTGGAATCGGCAACATGTTTAGACTATACTCTTGACACACAGACAGGGATAAGCTGATGGCTGGACGTAAAGACCCCTTTTCTAAAAAGAACAATCCGGGCAGAGTTTTCACTAAGTCCCCGCGCGGTAATCCGTTTGGTACGCGCGGCAGACCTTTTGATAGGCAGGGACGCTTGGCCGACCTTGTTCGGTCGCTCTCCGGTCAAAAACAGCCCTTCACACGAAGGAAAAACGGCGGCGCCGTAATGAAGGCCCGTGGTGGCACGTTCAAAGGAACCTTTTAATGGCACTTCCTCCGCAGATGGTAGACATGGCAATGGGCGCTGGTGGTCCGGCTGACCAGTTGCCAGAAGAAATGATGGTCGAACTTCCCGCAGAAGACATGCTCCCCGAGGGCATTGAGCTTGCTGGCATGGAAGAAAGCATCGAGGTCCAAGCTCCGATGTACGACCACAACGCCAACTTGGCCGAAGTCCTTGATGATTCCGTCCTTGGATCGTTGTCCTCGGATATTCGGGACAAGATCGACGATGACAAGGAGTCTCGAGAGGATTGGGAAGAGGCGATATCCAAGGGCTTGAAGTTGTTGGGTGTGAATTACGAAGAGCGCAATGAGCCGTTCCTTGGTGCGAGTGGTGTGCATCATCCGCTGTTGAGTGAAGCTGTCACGCAGTTTCAGGCGCAGGCGTACAAGGAAATGCTGCCGGCGGGCGGTCCTGTGAAGACTCAGGTTCTTGGTGCGGCGACTCGGGTTACTGAAGAGCAGGCGCAGCGCGTGCAGGACTTCATGAACTATCAGATTACGGAGATCATGGAGGAGTATGACCCTGACACGGATCAGATGTTGTTTTATTTGCCGCTCACTGGATCGACCTTCAAGAAGGTTTACTTTGATCCGGGCAAGCAGCGGGCTGTGTCGAAGTTTGTGCCTGCGGAGGATTTGATTGTTCCGTATTCGGCGAGTGACTTGAACACTGCCGAGCGGGTAACCCACGTTGTTCGTATGACGGAGAACGAGTTGCGTAAGTTGCAGGTTGCAGGTGTGTACCGCGACGTGGACCTACAGCCGGGAGATGAGGATGATGAAGGAGCGATTAAGCAGACTGGCAACGAGTTGCAGGGTGTACGTCCGTCGTATGGCGACGACGTTTACACATTGGTCGAATGTCACACGGAACTTGATGTCGAGGGTTTTGAGGACATTGACCAGACTGGTGAGCCTACAGGGATTAAACTCCCTTACATTGTCACTATGGATGAAGGTTCAGGGCAAGTTCTCTCAGTGGTGCGAAACTATCGAGAGGCGGATCCGCTTCGAAGAAAGCGACAGTATTTTACTCATTACAAGTTTCTGCCTGGGTTTGGCTTTTATGGCTTTGGCCTGCTTCATACTATAGGTGGACTATCCCGTGCAGCGACTTCTATCCTTCGTCAGCTTATCGATGCAGGCACTCTTTCGAATCTTCCTGCTGGCTTTAAGGCTCGTGGTGTTCGTATTCGCAACGATGATGAGCCGCTGTCTCCTGGCGAGTTCCGTGATATTGATGCTCCCGGTGGTGACCTTCGGAATGCTCTTATGCCCCTTCCATACAAGGAACCTTCTGGGACACTTGCTCAACTACTGGGCGTTGTCGTCGATTCCGGACGCAGGTTTGCTCAAGTTGCAGACGCGAAGATCGCCGACGTTAACTCACAGGCACCCGTCGGAACCACCGTTGCACTGATCGAGCAAGGCTCGAAGATCATCTCTTCGATTCACAAGCGCCTTCACTATGGGCAAAAGCAGGAGTTTCGGTTACTTGCGGAGATATTCGCAGATAATCCAATGCCTTACCCATATTTCGTGGGACAGAACGTGCCCGCAGAGATTATGCAGCAGGATTTTGATGGCCGGGTAGACATTTTGCCTGTCTCTGATCCGTCGATCTTTTCGATGTCGCAGCGTTTGTCGCTGGCACAGACGCAAATGCAGTTGGCGCAGGCTGCTCCGCAGCTTCACAATCAGTATGAAGCGTATCGGCGCATGTATGATGCGCTAAATGTGAAGAACATCGACTCGATTTTGCCGCCACCTTCGCAGCCGCAGCCTATGGATCCGGCTACAGAGAACGCAGCCGCAGTGAAGAACATGCCGTTTCAAGCGTTTCCGCAGCAGGATCATGAGGCACACATCATGGCGCATGCCATGTTCTTGTCTTCGCCTGTCGCGGGTGCCAACCCACAAGCCTTCTTGCTGCTCCTCTCGCACGTACAGGAGCACGTTGGTATGCTGGCAAGGGATCAGGTTACCGCGTTCTTCCAGAACGCTGCACAGCAGGCCATGGCGGCTGGTGAGATGGTGCCGCAGGTTGCACCGGAAGTGATCGAGTCTGCTGTCGCGCAGCAGGCTGGTGAAGTTATGAAGCAGATTATGCCGATGGTTCAGCCTGCCCAGCAGCAAGATCCGCTGGTAGCGATTCGTCAGCAAGAGCTTGAGAACTCGCAGATGGAGATTCAACGCAAGGCGTCGAACGACCAGATGGACTTCCAGATCGATCAAGCCAAGTTGCAGCAGGCTTATGAGTTGGCGCAGCAGCGGCAAGCCTTGCAGGAAGACATTGCGGGCGCACGGAACGATGTCAACGTATACCGCATCAACACACAAGCTGCACTGTCGAGGAACAAATGATCCAAGCACTGATTGGACCTATCGCCTCTTTGGCTGGCACATGGCTAGAGGGCAAGGTAGAGAAGACCAAAGCGGAGACCGGCGCGAAGGTGGCGCGGGCCAAGGCTGAAGCTACAATTATGGAAAAGAAGGCTACGGGCGAACTCGAGTGGGATCTCGAGATGGCTCGTGGCAGTCAGTCTTCGTGGAAAGACGAGTGGCTCGTGATTTTGTTCTCGGTGCCGCTCATACTGAGCTTCATACCGGGAATGGAGGGTGTGGTTTCAAATGGATTTGCACAGTTGGAAAAAATGCCGGATTGGTATCAATATAGCTTGGGGGTTATTGTTGCTGCTTCTTTCGGTGTACGTTCTGCTGCCAAATTTTTTGGGGTAAAGTAATGGGCATTATGTGGGGCATGCACAACCGAACAACTGAGGAACAAGCAAGGATCAATCGTGGCCGAAGTAACAATGGAAAGATTCCTGCGGTGGAAGATACTGCCGCGTCTGATGATGATCATGATGTCGATCTCGGCGTGGAGAGTGGTGGAATGGTTCATGACCCTGCCGGATCCGACGCCAGCCCAAGCCGGCCTTGTGTCTGTGGTGACGGGGGCGATGACGGGTGCCTTTGCGGTGTGGCTGGGGCACGAGAAGGAAAAGGGTAAGTAGATGGCACGACCACGGATTAGGCAGTTTGCTGGTGACATGGGAATAAGTTATGATGAGGCCAAGAGTCTTGTCAAAGAAGGCCGTCGTCGTAAGGATGGCGGGGCAGAAATTTTGGAGAAAACCATGAACGAAATGCGTGGCTACGAAAAAGGCGGCACCAAGAAGATGATGAAGCCTACACCACTGACGCCCAGTCAGAAAGGGTATCGGGAGTTCATGGGTTCGGACGCTGATGAAGACATTAAGGATGCGGTTCGTAAAAACCCACGTCTTCTTGATCCGGATCACCCGATGAACAAGGAAGGTCGTGAAGACGAAGTTCGCGCCAAAGACGGCAAGTTCATGTCCTGTCGTGGTATGGGCGCCGCTATTCAAGGCAATAAGTTTACTGGGGTAAAGTAAATGGCGACGTTTCGCACTGATCGAGAGACGGGCAGAACTGTAATCAGTTCTGAGAATCAAATTGGTTCGGACCGCATGACCGATCTTGAACGTGCGAGTGTCGCGGCTGGTGGCTCGTCGGGCGTCTTTGATGATCCAAGGTTCAGCGAAGCGAGTAAGGGAACCTTTGACCCCGGAAGCATTGCCTCTGTCCCCTTAACTTTCGATCAGTTCATGACGGCCACAGGCCGAACTGCGACCAACCCGTATGGCGATCAGGGTTTTTTCAGCCGTGTTCTCGGGCTGGACCCCAGCAGTATTAGATACGATATGAACAATGTACCCGGAGGGGCATCGGGCATTGCTCAGTTAAATACCCTTGCATACGATAGATACATGAATCCCGCTGCCCGCACCAACATCCGAGGTGATCAGGTGGGTGGTGATCCCACGACAGGACAGCTTCGCTTTGGAGTGCAGCCGGGTGACCTGACACGCTTTGGACGCGCTGTCCCAGGCCGACGCGAGGGCGTTGCGGGGATTCTTGACAGTCTCCCGTTTGGCATCGGGTTGGCTTCTAGGATGTTTGGTTCAACACCTGCTCGAGTTCCGGGTTTCGATGTTCAAGAGGTTGTGCCGCAGCTTGGCCTTGGAGGACCGCAGCCGGGCATGGGGGTAGATCCGGTAAGTCGTTCTCCGCAAGGACCGTTCCCCACTGATGAGACAATTTCTGCCGGACAAGACGCAGCGGCTACTGCGTTCAGAGATATGGCGCCAGTTCCGAGCGTGGAAGAGTTGATTGCCGCAGCATATGACGAGTCTCCTACATCCGTTCAGAACCTCCCCGCAGGAACAGATGGATCAGCGACGATGACGAAGACATCTGGTGGTCCTCGGCCAAGACAAACGATGTCTAGCATTCCTACGGGCAACGAGGTGATCTTAGATCGTGTAGCTCAAAATCAAATGAGAATTAATGAGGCGATGGCAGAGTTGAGGGCCGGCACTGCTGCTTTCCCAGAGGCGCCATACGGACTATAGGACGAGACGATGAAAATTGAAATCAAGCTGATCCCAGACGGACTTGATCTGGCAAAAGAGATCCAAGACGGCATGCCGATTGATCGCATGGTTGATGCAGGTGGTGACGAGGGAGAGTCTTGCCCTGCCGCCACGCAAGACATCGACCTCAATCTTGAAAACAGGCAAGACGCTATCGACAACTATAAGTACGGACCGTTGAATCCAAACCTTGATGACACGGGTAAGAACGATAGTTTTTGGCAAAGCATAGCTGACACATTCAACACGGACATAGAGGCAGCAAAGGAAAGTCGCTGCGGCAACTGCGCTGCTTTCAATCTTACCTCACGCATAAAGGATTGCATCGCCAAGGGCATCGGGATGGATGACGGCGCCGATCCGTACGAGTCCGTCGAGGCAGGCGACATTGGATATTGTCAGTTTTTGAAGTTCAAGTGCGCGTCGATGCGGGTGTGTAACGCTTGGGTTTCTGGCGGTCCGATCACGGATGAAAAGATGGCGTCATAATGGACGTTGTAGATTTTTTATCAAGGTATCAGAAAACCTTGCAAACGCGGGTGGATGACATTAGCATCTCCCTGACTAGCGGTAGCGCATCTGATATGTCAGCATATCGCGCTATGGTGGGTGAGATTCAGGGGATCACCTACGCGCTAGAAGAGTTACGCGCCCTGCTAAAAAAGGTAAACTATGACGACGCTTCTAGTCCCTGACCATATTTTACGGCAGCAGCAAGCCAAGAAAAAAGCTGAAGAAGAAGCCTCCCAGAAGCCCATAACAGAACGAATCCCGCAGCCTACCGGCTGGCGGATTCTTGTCATGCCCTATCAGGGCAAGGCTAAGACTGATGGTGGGGTTTACGTTCCCGATCAAGCCAAAGACCGAGAAGCTCGTGCCACTGTTGTGGCATATGTGGTTCGTCTTGGGCCACTAGCCTACCAGGATCCGGACAAATTTGGTCCTGATTCTCAGCCTTGGTGCAAAGAGGGTGACTGGGTCTGTATTGGTCGGTACGCCGGTTCGCGCTTCCAGATTGAAGGTGGCGAGGTCCGCATCATCAATGACGACGAAGTCATTGCAACCATCATCGATCCCGATGATATCAAGACATACGGAGCATAGTATGCAAAATAACCTTGCTGAAAAGGAAGAGCTTGAGGTCGTCGAGGTAGACGAGGAGCAAGCCGAGGTCGCTGTCGAGCAGTCGGATGAGGATCAAGCTCCCGCCGAAGATGAGGCGAAGAGCGAAGATGAATTAGAGCAATACTCTGAATCTGTTCAGCGTCGTATTTCGAAGCTGACGAACAGGTTTCGTGAGGAAGAGCGTCAGCGTCAGGCTGCGATTGAGTACGCCGAGGCGGTCAAGCAGCAGAACGACGAGCTTCGTTCTCGTCTGGATAAGCTCGATCAGTCCTATGTTGGTGAGTTTGGTAGCCGCGTTGAAGCGGATGCTGTCGCTGCGAAGGAGTCTTACCGCAAAGCCTATGAAGATGGTGATGCGGACGGGATGTTCGAGGCGCAGCAGAGCATCAGCCGGATAGCTCTGGAACAGGCTCGGTACGAAGAAGCCAAGCGGCGCAACGAAGAGCGTCTTGCACAACCTGTCGAAGAGTCGAATCCCACACCACAGCAGGTTCCGCAGCAGCAAGCTGCTCCGGACCCTAAAGCTGAAGCATGGGCCGGGAAGAACGAATGGTTTGGCAGCGATCAGACCATGACGTATGCAGCGTTTGGGATTCATCGTCAGCTTATTGAGGACGAGGGGTTTGACCCCACGTCAGATGAGTATTATAGTGAACTTGACAAACGTGTTCGCACGGAGTTTCCGCATAAATTTGCGGAGACGAAGCGTGATACTGGACCCAGAGTCGCTTCTGCTGGGTCAACGGCGTCAAAGTCGTCGTCACCAAAGGGGCGCAGAACAGTCAAACTGACTCCATCGCAGATTGCGATTGCGAAGCGATTGAATGTTCCGCTCGAGGAATATGCCAAGTACGTGAAGGAGTAAGTTATGGCTGATAGAAAACCACGCGAAGCAACCACTCGCGCAACCACTCAGCGGCGTAAGCCCTGGACCCCGCCTTCTAAGTTAGAGGCACCTGAAGCACCGGCTGGTTATCAGCATCGTTGGGTCAGAACTGCCATTCGTGGTGAGGATGACAAGACCAACGTACACTCGAAGCTCCGCGAGGGGTGGGAACCGGTACGTGCTGACGAGTACCCCGAGCTTGCAGATCGCTATCCAGTGATCGAAGAGGGTAAGAATACTGGAGTTATCGGCGTAGGCGGCTTGATGCTGTGCCGAATTCCAGAGGAAACGGTCGAAGAGAGAACTGAATATTATCGGGATCAGACCCGCAATCAGATGCGTTCCGTTGACGAAAACCTTATGAGGGAACAACATCCCTCGATGCCTATCCACAACGATAGGCAAAGTCGTGTAACCTTCGGAGGCAAATCCTCCGAATAACTGATGAGGTAGAGCAATGGCAAACTCAAATGTTGCCTTCGGCATGAAGCCGATTAATACCGCAGGTAGCACACCAGCTACTTCCGGTACTAATGCGTATCACATTAAGTCAGATGCAGGCGCGATTTTTCAAGGTTCTCCGGTTATCGCAACTAACGACGGCACCATTGCTGTCTCCAGTTCTGCTTCCGGTGATACTTTGAAATTTATCGGCGTGTTCGCTGGCTGTGAGTACGTAGACGCGACCACCGGTAAGAAGAAGTTTTCGAACACTTGGCCTGGATCGGGCAGTGCGAACACAGATTTCGACATCATTGCGAATGTGTACGACAATCCGATGCAGCGGTTCATTGTCTGTTCGGACGCTACTCTTACCGACAAAGCGACCGCAATCACCACCATTTTCGAGAACGCAGAGTTCTCGGCTGAGTCTAATAAAGGCGCAGCAAATGGTAATACAACCACTGGTATTTCAACAGCACAGCTTGACGTATCGACCGTAGATGCTTCTGATCTTTCGCACCCGCTGAAGATTGTAGGCATCATGGATGATCCAGAAAACGCTGACTTTACTGCTGTCGGTATTCCTCTGATTGTGATGATCAACAACCATGCCCTTACAGCACCTGCCACTGGCGGATCTGCTGAAGGCACAATCTCGTAAGGAGGGTAGTGAGTTATGGCTATTTCTCGCGCACAACTCGCCAAAGAGCTTGAGCCTGGCCTCAACGCCCTTTTTGGCATGGAATATGGTCGCTACGAGGGTCAGCATGCTGAAATCTTCGACACCGAAGGCTCGGATAGAGCATTCGAAGAAGAGGTTATGCTGTCAGGTTTTGGTGCCGCACCCGTTAAAAACGAAGGCGCTGGAATCTCGTTCGATGACGCAAACGAGGCGTATAC